AGGTAAACTCAATATACCATCGGTATGGACGAACCATAGGAACACAGACCTCCAGGACTTTTTGGATGACATGTTTCTGTATGTTCACACCATTAAGGAGCCATCTAACATACATCATGAAAACATAAAAGCATTAAACACAATCATGAAATACCAGACAGAGTATGATAGTCTGGCTGCACCTAGGAAGACAGGTTCACTCAACAAGTTTGAAGATTATAAAAACTTTATGCTTGACAAGAATATCATAGGGTTTTCGCATTCTGTTATACAACATTCTACATCTGATTTATTAGATACTGTTAAACATGTTGATTGGTTGGAAAAATGGGAGTCACAAAAGATGGAATCTATTTCAGAGGTGACCAGTACTAAGGCTGTTATTCCGGAGTATGATCGTGTTGTGGTCACAAAAGTTAAGGATAAGTGTAGCCATAATGTCCCAAAGTCAGACAATTTTTCACTTATGGATACTAATAGCCCATATAGAGTTCCTGGCAAGACTCAGTTAAAGAAAAATAAAATAAAAGCTAAGCATGATGAATATGTCCGGTTTTTGAGTAAGCATTTTAAGACTGACAGGTTCACACTAAAAGAGCCATTGAAAGTAAAATTAAATAAATCAACCGATACATTTTTGCAAGGGTCTACGCGTGTTAAAGTACATGATGCCATAATAGACTTCATGTCAAGGTATCCACACATAAAAACTGTCTATGAAGCTGCATGCTGGAATCTGAATGACAATGCAGGGAGAGTTGAAGCTGATATTTGCATAAAAGCACAATACGGAGCCAAAAGAGAGTTCTATGTTGTGAATTTAGGAGCAAAAATGATGGCACGCACATATGAACAAATGTTCCATAAGATATGCAGAGAGTTGCCTAATGAAATGATTTCAGTTTCAGGTGACAAAAAAATATTGATAATGCAGGAGAAGATAAATAATATACTTTCAAAGAAAAAATCAGACCAAGAACTGTATTTTGTGAATGGTGATTGCACAAAATGGTCAGCTGCAGAAACAATGGAATGCTTCACATCGCTTGTGCACGGGATGAAGAAGCATATGCCTAGCGAGTTCTGTTCATTCTCTAAAGATGTTATTGCATGTTGGGCAAAAAAACACATAAATGTTCCTCAAAGCCTGCTTGATAAAACAATGTTGATAACTGATAAAACAAAGTACCTTGAGAACAAGCAGATAAGGATAACAAGTACACAGAATTTCCTTCAAGGAATGTGGAACTATTCCTCCTCGTTTAAGGCAGTGGCTTCTACTACATACACGTATAAGATCTGGAAAAAAATATATCCAAACAGCAAATTGTATATGGACCACTTAGAACACTCAGATGATTATATATTAAT